AGAAAACTCATTATCAATATTAGGATTAAAATGTATGGAAATACCATATTTACAAATAAACAATTTTAACCAAACCAAAGCAAAAATATAGGAGGATTAATATGTTGTATTGTGATAATATTATTAACACATCAAAATCAAGAATGAAAAGATTAAAAGTACAGGGTAAAAAAGTTTATAAATTAAATTATATTAAAGATTCTATAGATAAACGAGATTTTAAATATTCAAGTTTATTTAAAAATCCTAGAAAAGCAGCTTCTAAATTATCAATATCGATAGATCATACACATCAAATGTCATCTGTAAAAAATCAAGGCAGTCTTGGTAGTTGTGTAGGTTTTGCTGTAGCAGCTATGAAAGAATGGCAAGAATCTCAAGAACATTTAAAAGAAATATCAGAAGGTAAAAAAAATATAAGAAAAGAAAAAGAATATAACCTTTCAGAATCTTGGATTTATTGGAACTCTAAAAAAATAGATCCGTGGAAAAATGAAGAAGGAACATCTATAAGATATGCTTTAAAAGTATTACATAAGATTGGTGTGCCCACAGAAAACGGCTGGATTTATGACTCTATTAATATAGGAAAACCAAAAAAATGGGCTAAATTAATTGCTGCATGGAATATCATAGGCAAATATTGGAGATTAGATACATTAACTGAATTAAAATTAGCTTTAATAAAATCTCCAGTTCCTATTGGAATTCCATGTTTTTCTGAAATTTTTAATGTAGGTTCTAATGGAATAGTTCCTTATCCATCAAATCCAAATGATATAAAAGGTGGGCATGCAATATGTTGTGTAGGATATGATAATGATAAAGAATTAATTATGTAAGAGATTTTCTTTGGGATGCATGGACATGTACTGATGTTAGTGTAACTAAAGATATGTTAAAAGGAACGAGAAGTCTTTATTCATAAATAAAAGGAATTTTAATAATGCCATATCTAATTGAAACAACTGAATTATGTAGTTATGGATGTGGAAAAATAGCCAGATTTAAATTTAAAAATGAAAAATTATGTTGTCATAATAATATAAATAAATGTTCAAAAAATCGTAAAAAAATAAGTATTAGTAAAAAATTATTTCCAATTAAAACAATTGAATTATGTAGTTATGATTGTGGACAAATGGCTAAATTTAAATTAAAAAATGGAAAATTATGTTGTAGTAATCATTTAAGTAAGTGCCCAATAAATAGTAAAAAAATAAAAAACGGTCATAAAATAATTCCAATTGAAACAACTGAATTATGTAGCTATGGTTGTAGACAATTAGCAAAATATAAATTTAAGAATGGAAAATTATGTTGTAATGATCATTATAGTAAATGCCCATATAATAAGAAATTAACAATAAATAAAATCAAAGAAAAATATCCAATTTTTTATAAAGAAGAAGAATTGAGATATAATCTATCCAAACCAAATAAAATTCAAGTAAGATGTAAATATAACAAATGCAAAAATTCAAAAGAAAATGATGGATGGTTTACTCCAACAATATCTCAAATTTCTGAAAGAATAAGACGTCTTGAAAAACCTTGGGGTAATGATGGATGTTATTTTTATTGTTCAGATGAATGTAAAGAAAAATGTATATTATTTAAATTACAATTAGATCCATTTAAAAATAAAAAACAAATAGCTACACAAGAAGAACGAAATATTTTTATAGAAGAAGTTTTTAAAAGACAAAAAGATGAATATGAATATAACTCATGTGAAATGTGTGATTCACGAATCAACTTACAAGTTCATCATGAGAAGTCACAGAAGACTCATCCAGGTATGTCATTAGATCCTGATAATGGAATTATTCTATGTAAAGACTGTCATTATAAATATGGACATAAAACAGGAACTGAATGTTCAACTGGAAATTTAGCAAATTACAATCCATGTAATTAATAAAAGGAATTTTAATAATGCGAAAATTTTGGCTTTTTAGAAGTAATTTAACAACATTAGAATATTATCACGAATTTAAAGAACTAAATCAATTTAAAAAAAATTGTCATGATTATTATATGTTATTTCCTTTATGGCTTATTGAAAATAATTATTACGATGAAATTATAATTTGGCGATTATCAAGTAAACCAATTAATGATATAATATTTAATATTGGCAATAAAAAATATATTCAGAGATGGGTTAGATCTTTTAATGAAACATTAAATTATCCATCTCCTAATATATCATTTTTTCGTGGCGGTTTTAAAGAATATGATATTATAACACAAAAGGATCCAAATCATTTTGGAAAAAAAATATATCTCGGAGCAGGAAAAAGAATTTTTTCACAATGGAATGGAATATATGATATATATTTAATTGAAGATAAAAAAGATTTTGTTAAAAATAAAAATTGTTTACCTTTTTATAAAACTGCATCGCCAGAAATTTTTTATCCTATTAAAGATTCACAAATAAAATATGATATATGTTGGCCATGTAATTTTACACAAATAAAATATAAAGGTCAGGAATTTTTTATATCGATGATAGCAAAACATCCTTTTTTACAAAAATTAAAAATAGTTCATTGTGGAAATAAATCACACGTTGGAAAAGATTTATGTGAACAATATGGAGTTACTAATATTGAATTTAAAGGTAGCGTTACAAGAACTGAATTAAATAAAATATTAAATATAAGTAAGTTTGGTTTAAATTTAAGTAATCTTAATGATGGATGCCCAAGAGTTTCAACAGAAATATTAATGTCAGGGACTCCTTTAATAATAAGAAATACAGTTAGATTATTAAAGGATTTTAAAAAATATGGAGTCATTATTGTAAACGAAAACAACATTTCAAATCAAATAGAAAATGCTATAAAAAATTACGATCAATTAAAAGATGAAGTATTAAATATAATAAAAAAAGAAATATCATTTGATAATATAAATCAAAAAAATATAAATTCTTGGCAAAAAAATATAAAGGGAATTTGAAATCCCTTTATATTTTTTTGTTTTATTCATCATCTTCGTTGTTAATGATTGTTATTATTTCCGTAATAGATATAATTACTGTTAAAAGTATTGACATATACATTGTATTTTTTCCTTTTTGTTTTATTCATCATTAAATTCGTCATCAATGATTGTTATTATTTTTATAATAGTTGTAACTACTGTTAAAAGTATTGACATATACATTGTATTTTTTCCTTTTTGTTTTAATTTAAATTATAAATGCTTTAATAATCATTGCACCCATTGCAATAATTGAAGCAATTCCGATTATTGATATAACTACATATTTTTTATTATCTTTTTTCTTTTCTATTTTTTTAGTTACATATACTTTATACATTTTTCAAATCTCCTATTTAATTTATTATTTTTGCAAATCATTATAATGATTTGCAATATTAATTACCTTATTTCCAAAACATTATTTTAACATACCAAGGGTCTGGAACAATTACTACTGGCGGATAAATATAATTCATAATTGGATCATATGCATATAATCCAATTGCAAACAATATAGAAGCCAATACAAATCCCTGAACCATTTTATTTCCATAAATTACTTTTCCAACTTCCATAATTTTTTTCATAACGTCCTCCCATTTAAAATTTTTAGATTGATTAAATATATTAATTTTATTAACTACTGATTTTACAATTTTATATATTGCTGAATTAATAATTCCAGAAACGTATTCTATTTTTTTATATGATCTCAATAATTTATTCATTTTTATTTCTCCTTTATTTTTGATAAATTAATAATATAACAATATCTATATCATTAATTAATATATATAGATATAGATTTTTAAATGAATATTATCTCAATGAAATAATTGGATGTTTTTTTCATAATGAGTAACAAACTATTAAATAATAAAATATGTGAAAGGAGAAATATTTAATGTCAAATGATTTAATAATATTATATAGTGGAGGAAGTGATAGTAGATTATTATTAGAGATAGCAAAACAAGCTTATAAAAATCCATTTTGTATTTTAATAGATTATGGACAAAAACATGTTAAAGAATTAGATTATGCTAAAAAACAATTACTTAATAATAAAATTGATTATCAAGTAATTAGAATTGAAGGATTAAATATTAATAGCGGTTTAACAGGAAATAAAATTAAAGGAAGATGGGATAATGTACATGAAATGAATGTCCCTGCACGAAATACAATTTTTTTAGGACTTGCTATGGGAATTGCAGAAAATCTTGAAATTGATGAAATTTGGTATGGTGCAGATTTTTCAGACAGATTAAATAATTTTCCAGATTGTTATCAAGAATATATAGTTAAAATGAATGAAGTATCAAAAATATCAGGAGTCAAGCCAATTAAAATTATGGCACCTCTTTTAGGTATGTCAAAAAAATTAGTTTTAAAATTATTAGAAATTTACAATCCTGCTGAAATTGTATATAGTGGATATGAAGACCCAACAACTAACTAATAAAAACAAGGAAAAAAAGATTATGGATTTTAATGAATATCAAAAATTGACAGGAAAAACTGATTTACAAACTGGAATTGAAGAAGGATTGAATCCTCCATTTTTATATTATATATTAGGACTGAATGGAGAAGTTGGAGAGATGACAGATAAATTTAAAAAACTATTTAGAGATGATAAAGGAATTTTAACAAATGAAAGACGTGATAGTATTATTAAAGAGTTTGGAGATATTCTATGGTATTTATCAAGATTAGCAGCATCGTTTAACATTAAACTCAATGATATTGCACAAATTAATATTGATAAATTATTTAAAAGAAAAGAAAATGGAACTTTAAGAGGAGATGGAGATAACAGATAATTGAAATTATAAAGGATCAAATAGTATCACAATATCTGTATAAGACTACAATCTTAAAGGGTTGAGGTTTCTTCAATTAATATGAAGCCGTTTTATCAGATTTACTATTAAAAGAAATTATTATTATAGATTTAACTTCTTATGATATAACAGCTCAATATTTATTATAGATAATGTGAAATATAGAATATTTAATTATTTAAAAGGTAAATCTAATGAGAAATAAAATAATTGGAATAATAGGAACAAGACGAAGAAATAATTTATTTGCATTTAAAAAAATTCGTGAAACATTTAAAAAAATATATAATGAGGATGATATAATTTGTTCAGGAGGACGATCAAAAGGTGGAGATCGATGTGCAGAACAAATTGCTAAAGAAGAAGGAATTGAATTAATTACATTTTATTCATCTTATAAACAACATAGTAAATATGCTTCTTTTATACGAAATGGAAAAATTGCCAATAAATCTGATATTTTAATTGCTTGTGTTATACGACCAGAAGATGGAATTGAAAAAGTATTAAAACGAGAAAAAGGAGAAACAGAAGATATAGTAAAAAAATTTATGAATCGAACTGAAGATTTAACAAAAATATATTTAGTATAAAAGGAAAATAAAAAATGGCTGAAATAAAAAAATATATAAAAACTGAAGAAGAAAAAAATCAATTAAATAAAGAAATTGCTGCAAGATTTGATGAAGGAAAACTAAGATATGAATTAATTCCATCTTATCCATTAGAAGAACTTGCAAAAGTTTATACATATGGAGCTCAAAAATATGATGATGATAATTGGAGAAAAGGCTTAAATTGGCTAAAAACAATTGGGTCATTATTGCGACATGTATATGCTTGGAAAAAAGGAGAAACATTAGATCCAGAAAGTAATTGTCATCATTTAGCAATGGCAGCATGGAATTGTATTTCTCTTATGTCATATGAAAAATATTTAGTTGGAATAGATAATAGACATCCACAAGACTTAGAATTAATGGACAAAAAAGAAAGAGACAAAAGATTTCATATATGGAACAAATTAGTAAAAGAAAATCGAATAGATCAATATAATGGTTTAACTATTAAAAAGGAGTTAGAAAATGAATAATGAAACAGTAGAAAAAAAAGAAAATACAATATATGATACAGCAACAAATCTCATTTCAGATAGACAATTAGATGGCGGAAGAATGGGATTGAATGATGATTTATGTAATACAAATTTAATCTCAAAAAATTATAGTCCAATGTTTATAAGAAAATATAATATTATTAATGGATGGCCTCTTTATATATCTATGATATGTGATGAAGATATTAGCGATTTAGATCATCTTGTTAATAATATTGTAAAAGCATGTAACGATGCAGGAATGTTAACTAATAATATTCAAGACATGAGAAATTTTACTGGTATATTATCAGAGTCTTTAATAATTCATTATAATAATAAAAAAGAAAATTGTGTAGAAGGTATAGGTATTTTATTAGCAATTGATAAATTAATGATTTCAAATTTATATGGTGATTATATGAATCATACAATGTGTAGAAGTGAATTTTATTCTGTATTAAATATGATGCCTCATATTTAATTATTAATTTTATATTAAAGAAATGTAAAAAAAAGAATGTATTTTTTACATCAAATTAATATTTTAATCATACAAAGATTGTGAACTACCACTATCCTAAAGGGATAGGGTTTCCTTGTTGGGTTTTATGAAAAATCAATATGATATTAATATAGATAATAATAACTATTATCCAGTTTCATTTGATCAACTACTTGATATAATGAGAAGATAATTATGTTTAATATAAATATAGATGTGGTTAAAGAATTAGCAAAAATGAATAATTGCACAACTTATCTTAAACAATTCAATCAAGACTGTAGTTTAAGTTATATAATAAAAACAATAGTTAAAAATGAAACAAAAACAACAGATAAAATTATATATAATAAAAATAAAAAATTATATACTACTAAAGGAATATTAATTCCATTTATGGTAATGATTGAAGATAAAAATACAATGGGAATATATGAAAATATAGTAATGTTATTTCACAATGATAATAATGTTTATTATAAAATAGGAGATTTCCATGATGATATTAATAATAAATTAATAACTGAAGATTGGATATCAATTGCTAATAATAAAAACTGGGAAAATACAGGATTTGATTTTCTTAAAGATTTATATTATGCAATGTGTAAAAGAATTTATAATGAAACATCTCATACACAATTGATAAGTTCTTGTAATTTTAGAGTTAGAAATTGGCCAGTAAAATATGTAAATATTACTTATAAACTTAAAAAAGAAATATCAGAAATTATAAATCTAAGTTATATCTATAAAAACAAAATTATTTAAATATAAAATAAGGAGATATTTTATGAATAATAAACTTCAAGAATTTTATAAATATAAAACAAAAATTGTTAGAGTTGTTGATGCAGATACAGTAGATGCTATATTAGATCTTGGATTTGGTGTTAAAATATCAAGACGTTTTAGAGTTGCAAATTTTGACGCACCAGAAACATGGCGACCACAAAATGATAAAGAAGAAGCACATGGAAGAAATGCCACAACGAGAGCTTTAGAACTATTATCAAATAAACATGTAATATTTACAACATCAAAACAACCTGGAATATATGGTAGATATAATGCTAAAATAACTTTAGAAGATGGAAATGATTATGCAACTATTATGATAAATGAAGGATTTCAAAAAAAAGAATCATATTAAAAATGACGTAACGATATCAAGCTTCTAATTTAAAATTTTAGAAGCTTGATATTATAATTAATTAAATGTATCTTTAGATAATCTATCTTTAATAATATTAATAATATTACTCCAATCTCCATTCCTCAATTCAATAGCTCGATCATCAATATAAAATTCCGCAGCTAATTTATCAGAAGTAATTCGATCAAAATAAATATTATTTTTATTTAACCAATCTTTAACTTTTTGTATTTGATCTTCATGATTGCCTCCCATTTCTTTCGCATTTAATTTGGAAGCTCTCGTAGTAAATATTACTATTTCAAACCCATTCTTTTTTAACCAATTAATAACAGGTTTTACTTTTTGATAAGGTTCATCATATATCTCACCATCTGCAAATCCTTTAGAGTATTTATGAATAGTTCCATCAAGATCTATCATAACTCTTTTCCCTTCATTAGTAATTAATATATCTTCTTCTTCATCATTTTCTGGATAATTAGGTTTAAAATTAGGAAAAGAATCCATAGCAAAACTACCACCCATAGATGATGCTTCTGTAGATTGTATATTTTCTAAATATTTATCAAGATCCATTATATATTCCTGTATAATTTTAATTTATTAAATTCTCCTTTTATATTTAATAAAAGGAGAATTATTTAATTATTATATATTTTTATTTAATAAAAAAGTTTAGAGTGATTTGTTCTACTGTACGTGTCGGAGTTAAAATTACATTACAATGAAAGCGCTTATTCTTTTTTTCATAAACATTAGCACCAACTTCAACTGAATAATCATCTAAGCCTCGTTTATTTTTAATACTTTCAAGAAATTCTACAATATTTCCTGAAACTTGTCCCCAAGTAACTGGATCATTTTGTTCAAAAATAAAATATCTACAAAAATTTTCAATTGCTTTTTTGCAATATAATACAAGACGAACAATATTTAAATCTTGTAATGCACTAGATTTAGCTTGAGATGTTAATTGTCCCCAAGGAGTATAACCAGCTGAAAATTTAACAATAGGATTTAATTGTTTTAAATACATTTGATCTCTTTGACCCAATCTAGGATTATATCTTAATTCTTTAATAGAATCAATTGAAGCTCGATTGAATCCTGCTGGAGCAAACCATATTTCAGAAACATTATCATTTCTGGGAATTATATATGACATATGATAAATTGGTGAAAACCATATATCTTCTCCTGTAAATATATCACTAACTTTATTAAAACTTTCATATAATGCAACATAAAAATTATTAAATACATTAACATTATTTCTTGTATTTAAAGCTGCATTAACAGTACTATTATCTCCATTATCTAAAATACCAACACAATCACGTCTTGTTTGACATAATGTACTTATAGCGGTTTTAACATCACTTGGATATCCTGCATCAAACACCAAAGTAAAATAAATAGACTCTGTATCAAGTATAGAATCTTCAACAACACTAGTAGTAGGATTTATAATAATCCCACTATATCCTTGTTGTAATAAAGTTTCGGCCTCAGCTGTATTTAAATTACCTTGAGAATCTCTTAGCGAACCTTCTGATCCTTTCTTTAAAGGCACAGGTTCAGATGATATAAATGCTGTAGATATATTAACATGTGAAGCTTTAATTTGATAAGTTATATTTGAATTAACATCAAAAGAAGTAGTTGCTCCATTCCACCCTTGAATAGAACCAGATAAATTTCTATTTAAAAATACATTTACAATTTCATCATCTTCAAGAGTATCAGAAATTCCTAACCATCCCCATATTTCATTGCCTTTAGCATCCTTAGCTACAACTACATAATTTGCATTGCCAGTTTCAGGATCAGTTTCCCAATCAGAAAAATCTTGTTTATTATCTTTAATTGTAGCAGATCCGGATGTTAAATTAACAGTTACATTTCCAATTTCATTATCATAAACTTTAGCAATTAATTCATACCCTGATGTATAATTTCCATCATTTAAAATCATTTCAGCTCTCATAACAGATGAATACAACTCAAGTATCTTTACAATAAAAATAGAATCGCCTGCATTATCAACAGCAAACGGATCAAATGAAACATCAAATGATTCTATAATTACATCATCACCATCAGATTGTTTTTCATAAATATCTAATACATAAATACCATTTAAAGTTGGATTTGAATGAGATGTTAAACGAATACCTAATCCATTATAATAATCTCCCCTTCCAATAGGTCTTAAAAATACAAGAGGTTTAATATCTCCAGTTTGTGTTAAATTAGATGTAATTTCATTATATGAATTTAAACTTTCTACATATGTAATTGTAATATTTGCACTCGTATCACCAGAAGCCATTTGTGAATCAATTCGTAAATTTGCATATGTAGCATCATCAGGTAATAAACGCATCCAGTATAAAGATCCTGATTCACCTAAATAATTATATGCAATATATGGCCCTTGTCCAAAATTTTTACCAAATTCAGTAATATTAGGCTCACCCCATTCTGAAATAAAATCAGATCGTGACCCTACAAATACAAGTTCATTATCTCTACCTTTATTAGAAAATCCTGTTAGAAATCCAATTGTAGATGGAACGGTTTGTACAAAAGTTGATAAATCTATTATTTTTGAAAAAACTCCCGGACTTACATTCATTGTGTATCCCCCATGAATTTATTGATATAATATTTAATGTTATTTTCTATTATTAAATCTTATAAACAATTTTTTATAATTAAATTTTATTTTATATATTTTAGATACACTTTCTATTTTTTTCTATAATTCTATAAATATAAATACCAAACAAAAATTAATCGTCTATCACCAGTTTTAATTAATGCTGGAAATGTTATTCTTGAAAATAAAGAAAAATTTCCATTATATCCACCATTATTACTTTCGGCTGTAAATAAACCAGCTTCACTTAATTGATATCCATTTGCATTTGTAATACCTATAGTTGTTGTAATCTGAAGAACAAGTTGACGGCTATCATTTAAAACATCACTTTGAAATATAACTCCATTTAAATCAAATTGTTTAACATATGAACCCGTAGCTGAATATACACTTCCATCTTTATATGAATCTCCTACCGTATGAAAATCTGCATATGCACTAGCTGTAGAATCAATCATAGGAATTGGCGAATATAAATAATTATCATTATTAATAGGAGGAATTGGATCTAACGGATCTGCTGGTCTCACACCACCCTCTCCTAATCCAAACCAACATAGAAACTCATCTTTTGATGGACTTCCAGAAGTAAAAAATGGATTTGATAAATTAACTAATCTTTGAGCCAATAACTCTCTTCCTAAAAAAACAACTAAATTGCTTTTTTGAATAAGTTTTCTTTTATCATTATTTTTATTGCATTCATATATATGAACTTCACCTTGTGGACCTCTTATTTTTTCTTTTTTTTGTATAAAAGAATCTGTAAGACAATTATCTCCATAATTATCTTTAGATTCAATAATAAATGTTTCTATTTTTTTATTTTGTATTTTATCCATATCATATTTCCTTTTTTATTATTATGTTCTAAAAATAATATATCATTTTTATAAAAGAATTCTTCCATTATCCTCTTGTAATAAATAATCACCATTTTCTTGTAATAAATAATTAGTTTCAGTTTCAGTTTTGATATCAACCAAATCAAATCCATGTGTACAATCAAATGTACCTTCCGAATCTAAATCTCTAAATCCACCTGTTTGATAATAATGATACCAATCATATTGTAGTATATTATATGGAATTATCCAAGATAAACAATAATTTCCTATAGTATCGATTACACCAGAAAATTTAACTGTAAAATATGTTTGAGTTTTATCTATTGTGATTATTGAATAAATTGAAGAATTTGTACTATCTGAACATATATTAACTAATAATGGATAATCATCAGTTAATATATTTGAAGGTAATGGTATAGATACTTCTGATACTCCTGATGGAATATTAAAAACCCCTTCAGAAGCACCTTCACATACAATCCATTCTACAGTATAATTATCTGAAACAATTGCACTTGAAAATTTAATTGAAAACCGATCAGATTGTTTATCAATAATAGACCAAGCATATACATATGGACTAATATCTATATCATTTTTAATAATAGCTGATACTGTATAATTAGTAGAATCTGAACATGTTTCATTTAAATAAATTGTTTTTATTGTATCGTTAGTAGATAAATTAGTAACTCCTGAATGATTTGTATATGTAACATACCAATCTAAATAATAATCATTTGAATTAATAATACCTGAAAACAATACTCCAAATCCATATGTTTCTTTATTTATTATAATAAAATTATATATAAATTCTGAACCGGATGTATTTCTTAATGTAGCATTAACTATATAATTTGCATTTAATTGTGGAGATGGAAATCTAACAAAAGTATAATTAACACCAGATTCTACTCGTTGAGAATTTATAATTAAATATTCATAATCAAGTATTTCCGATACAACAAATGCAGAACTATCTACAGGGCATCTTAAATGGTCATAATAAACATCATTACTTTCAATAAATACTTCATCCGATATATCAGTCGCAACACCAATATCAAAATATGAACCACAATCAAAAGTTTCTCTTGAATATACAGATGCATTAATATCTGTTAGTTCTGTACATAATATTTCACTATATAATTCCCACATAGAAGTCCAATTTGAACCACTTCCAGGTTTTGTTGCATTATTATTCGCAGTATGATTTTGAATACAAACATAATGACTCCCAGGAACAGAACCTGATAAAACTACATCATTCACAACATAATTAGAATTAAATGCCCATAAACCTTTCCAATTAGGAGAATACTCTATTGAATCAGTATTATATGGAATTATCCAAGATAAATAATAATTTCCTATATTATCTATTTCTCCTGAAAATTTAACTGTAAAATTTGTTTGATTTTTTTCTGATATATATAATGAATATATTGATGAAGCCGTTGTATCTGAATATATATTAGCTATTAATGGATATCTATCATTATAAATACCTGATGGTAAAGGAACTGTAATTTCTGATACACCAGATGGAATATTATAAATACCATCAACATCTCCTTCACAAACCATCCATTCTAAAGAATAATTATTTGAATCAACCAATCCTGATAATTTAATTGTAAATCTATCAACATATTTATCAATAACTGTACAACTATATAAAGAAGGATCTGCATCAGTTAAATTTTTGATGATTGTTGATATTGTATAATTAGAACTTGAACATGCTTCATTCAAATAAATAGTTTTTATTTGATCATTTAAAAATAAACTTTCTATACCTGCATGATTTGAAGTTGATAAATACCAATCTATATAATAATCATCAGAATCTATAAATCCTGAAAAAGTTAATTCAAATCTATTTAATTCTTTTTTTGTTACAACAAAACTATAAACAGAACCAGTACTAGATGAATTTCTTAATGTAGCATTAATTATATAATTAGTATCTGCTTGTGGTAAATCAAATATTATATAATCTTTAATTACATTATTTCTTATATGTTGAGAATTATTAAGTCTAATAAATCTTTGACATTTTGTTATTGTATCAGATGTACAAATTGGAATCGATGTTGAATCAGTAATGCAACATGGAATACCATCTCCAGTTATAAAATCATGAACAAATAATTCTGTATCAACATGAAATTCATCATCTATTTTAATCGTATTAAATAATCTATTTTTTATTTGAAGAGATTCTAATAATAATAATCTAGCTCTATATGGTTTAAAAAATTCAATAACTGGTTTTAAAGTTTTAAAGAATTCATTTATACCAAATAAAATAAATCCAAAATTTATAAATCCATATCCAATATTTGTTCGTACCCAATTTGCAAGATCTTTTAAAAGTGAATATAATGTTTCTATAGGTTCACCAACACTATCTAAATCATTTTTTAAAGTTGGATTTATAACATTTAATATTTCACCAGCACTATCTATTGTTACAAGAAAGTTTGAAGATGAATCTCTTGTGAAAGTATCATAAAATTCAGTTAATTTAGAATCTGCACAATAACCATTTGAAATAATTACACCTGATGTAGAATCTGTTGGTAATGGAGGAACAGAAGTATTTAAATCACATCGTCTTATTGGTGGAGTTGATAATTCATTAAATTTATTTAAAATTTCTATATAATCTGTATTTGTACCATCATAACATAAAAAATTACAAGGATCTTGATCTTTACCAGTAGGAAGAAATTTATTAAACATATATACAATAGATAAGTATAATTCAAGTAAACTTTTAATTTCTCCAATAAATGTTATCTCAGCATTTGCTGGAGGTAATATATATGTAGCTTTCCATGATTGATATTGATCTTGAACAGTTCTTGATATAGTTGAAAATTCAATTCCATCTAAATCAACTACAGGTTGTATACCAATATAAGGAGATTGTGAAGGTAAATTAATTTTATTTGTATTATTTAAATCTAAAATTTGTTGTTCTGTATATAACCAATGTGGATCATTTTCTGTTAAATTATCATATGGAATTCGTAATGTATGTTGTGTAACACTTGTTCCTGCAACAACTTTTCCATCAAATATTAATGTATCTTCTTCAAATAATTTAAGTAAAAATTCATATATATCTAATTTAGTTACACCATAATATTGTAAAACTTCTAGTAATGATTGTGGAGTACCTTTTACTTTATAAAGATTAATAAGATCTAAAAAAAAATTAACTTTTTGATCAAGAGGATTTTCATCAATATCTCTTAATTGTGTAGAATGAGGATATCCAAAACTTCTAAATAATTCATCTAAATCAGAATTCATCAATGAATGTGGATCTGTAGATGAAATTGATTGACTTGTTAATGTTCGATGTGTTGCAAATAAATCAATTAAAAGTTTTCGTAATTTATTATAATCTTCTGTATTAAATGATGTTTGATCGATAACACTTAAAAAATAATCTTCAATTTTCGCACGATCAGATTTAGCTAAAGAATTCAAAACTGTTGTTATATCAGTATTTGATTTTCCAGCTACTGCATCAAATAATTTCCAAAAGAAGTCTATCTTATCTGTCATAATTATATAGCTCCTACATATTACAATTAATATTAAGAGATATTTCTCTAGAACTCATGTAAGTAAAAAAATCATCAATTAATTTCAATTCAAAATATGTTGATAACATAGTACCATCAGAAATTATGTGTGGTATATTATAATATGAAAGATAATTTTGATTGATATGTAAATCAAGATATAAATAAATAAGCTGTGATAATTTAGTATTTAATCCATCTACATTTCCATATATAACTGAAGTATTTGATGTTGAATCTGTAATTATAATAAAAGATGTTGAATCTGATGTTGAATCAATACCAATAATATTTACAGATGTTGAATCATGTCTATATTGTAATAATACATTAAGCATTGAAAAATCATCATTTTGTAAATTAAAAATATTATCACCATTAATATCATGAATTAAAAATTTAGATGATGAATATATCATCAATCTATGTCTAACTAATGATGGCCAAGCTAACCGATCTTCTTGGTTTATATATAAATATGAATATGTATCATATGGAAATATATCATTAGATAATAATTCAATAACCGAACCTTTCTCAATAAATATAGGATCTATATCAACTGGTAATGATATTTTATTTTTATTAATAACTGATTTTAAAACATAATTATAAAAAAAATGTTGAAATTCTGGTATAAGAGATGTGTTATTTAAAGTCATTTTAATCTCCTATAATATTATTATATTATTTAATCTCTTACATCAGTTTGAATAAGATCTGCTGTAGACATCATATCTAATATATGAATAAATAAAGTTTCTGGATTATAATTACTAAATGAAAATGATTTTTCATATTTAGCATCTGTTGACCATTGACCACTATGAAATCTAATAGCTTCTTCTATTATATAAAATTGTTGTTCTGTAAATATTTTTAAAAATACATTTTTATTTTCAGCAACCATATCAGCAGCATTTTTATCATGTTCACGATCTGTATGTTTTCTATTTCCATGTTTTCCATATTTTAATGAATCATGTAAAACAATAGAAATTAAAATTTTATCAAACTCAGGTGTATTTAAATTTATATTAAATAACCTTCCTATTTTAATAGCTGCATATAACATATGATATGTATGCTCTGCATTAGTTGGAACAGTTCCATTTTTCTTTTTATGCCACTTTCCTGTTGATGAAGTAGGTTTATCCCATATATCTGATATTATAGAATTAATACCTTTCCATAGTTTAAACCCACTTTCAGTCATATTCTTTTTTAATAAATTTACAACTTTCTCTTTAAATATCATTCCACATTCCTTTTTTAAAATTATTTTATTAAAAATATATAAAATTTCATTATTTATTTTTTATATATGCATCTGCTCTTTGTTCTCCTTTTTTATGTTTTTTAGCATTTTTTACTTTTAACACCTCAAAATTTGTTATAGCACGTTTTTTCTTTTTTATTATTTTTTCTATAGCTTTATTATGTTTTTTAATACATTTTTGAGGATCATTTTTTTCATTACAAGATTTTATATCTTTTTTAAGAATATTTAAAGTCCCATCATATTCATCAATTTTTAATTTTAACAAACATGTCTTTTTAGTTACCCCAACACCATATGTTCCACACACTCGTCTTTTTCTTTTTATAGCAGATCTAAATGTACGATATGCTGCCCATGCAGCAACAGATAAACCAGCTAAACCAACTAAATTTGACAGTCCTTCCATTGCAGCATACATTTCTGGACTTAACTCTTCACTAATAAGCTGTTTTATTTCATGAACTTCAAATCTTTCATTAACAATATTTTCTGCTTCCTTATTTAATTTTGTAATTTTACCATCCATCAAAAAAGCTTTTATCTGAGG